GGGTGAGATCGGGTGTCCATTTGGTTGCCTCGACCGGCCAGACGTGTTGCGCCACACGCAGCGGCGCCACGACGAGCCAACGCTTGACAACGCCGTCCTGTACTGCATCGCGCATCGCCGTGAGGGTAAGCGCGGTCTTGCCAGCGCCCACAGGCGCCAGCACCATCGCGCGGTCGTGCTCGTAGAGAAAGTCAGCCGCTTGCTCTTGATACGGTCTCAACGAAAGCATCGACTTCCTCTATGGAATATATGACTTTGTAACGCTGGTTTGTCTGCGCCATCACGGACGCAAACACTTTCTGTAGTGACGACAACCGCCCGCGCTCGGCCTTGAGTTCAACAAACCACGTCTGCCCGTTCGGCAGGCAGACGATGCGATCGGCAACGCCGCGCTGGCTCGGGCTTCTAAACTTGAACGTCACACCGCCTGCGCGCTCCACCGCCCAGGTCAGGTACTCCTCAATCGTCTTCTCTCTCATGTTGAGAATCCTATGCGATAAAACAATGCTTGACAAGCCAAACGCGCCGGTCTACGCTTGCGCAAACACAGTAAAGGAGAGTCCTCGATGAGTCATAGCAATATCGTTGGCGGGTCCACCGCCAAGCGCGTGATTAACTGCCCTGGCAGTGTCGCGCTCTGTCAAAAAGTCCCACCGAAGCCGAGCAGCAAGTACGCCGATGAAGGTACGTTGCTGCACAACGTCATGGCCGAGCTTTTGGGTTCCGACAAGCCGCTGCGCGAGTTGGTGGGTATGCGTTTCAATGACATCGAATTAACCAACGAACTTGCGGGCGAGAAAGTATTGCCCGCGTTGGAGGCGCTCAATGAAATCGACCCCGAAGCCAAGCTTGAATACGCAGTCGAACAAACCGTCAGTTTCGGTGATTTTTTACCGGGTGTGTTTGGTTCTTGTGATCTTATCGGTCGGATTGGCGATCGCGCTATCGTACTGGATTGGAAATTCGGTGATGGCGTGGCCGTCGAAGCTGAAGAAAACCCTCAGTTACTATTTTATACGGCTGCGGCGATTCGCACGCCGGCGCTGGAATGGGTCTTCAAGGACGCCAAAGAAATTGAGTGCATCATCGTCCAGCCGCCGAAAGTCAAGCGATGGGTGACATCGTTCGATCGCGTGCGGCAGTTCGAGCGCGAGTTAACGTATGCCGTTAAACAGTCGGCCAAGCCCGACGCGCCGCTCAAGATTGGCGATCACTGCCGCTGGTGTGCAGCCAAACCCATCTGCCCGCTGATGACGGGTGCGGTCGATCGCGCGACGCAGACGCAGATCAAGGAGTTGAACGTCACGCAACTTGGCGACATGCTCCAGCGTGCGGACGTGCTTGAAGATTGGATCAGCGACTTGCGTGCGCTTGCGCTGCAAGTGTTAGAGTCGGGCAATCCTGTACCGGGCTACAAGCTCGTCCAGAAACGCGCGACGCGTCAATGGAAGGACGAAGAATCAGCGAAACAGGCGCTCTTGCAGCACCTGTCAATGACTGACGTGATGGAGACGTATTTGATCTCGCCAGCACAGGCGGAGAAGAAGCTGAAGAAGCTGAAGCTCCCCATGCCGGACGATCAGATTATCTCCGTCTCATCGGGCACCACGTTGGCGCCGGAGAGCGATCCTCGGCCTGCCGTGTTGCAAATCGGGCAGCAGTTAACTGCGGCCCTTTCTAAACTAGTGTAGGAGTAGAGTAATGTCCAATATCACTGCGTTCAGTAAGGCGGGTCTCCCCGCTGTGTCATCCCTGTCCACCGCCCTGCGTAACATCGAAGTGGAAGTTGGCCCGGTCGGGTCGGCGATCCTCAAGATGGATAAGACGGGTCACTGGGTCTTTGGCGCGGATCAAACCGAGGCTGAGGAAAACAGCAAGTGGGCAGTTAATCCTTTCTCGTTCGTCCACGGCTTCATTGCTTGGGGCGACGGCGAGGTGCTTGGCGAGAAGATGGTGTCGGTGTCACAGCCGTTGCCGGAACTCGAACCGGCTCCCCCGCAGAGCAAGAAGGGTTGGGAAACGCAAGTCGGCATGAGTTTGAAGTGCATCACGGGTGAGGACGCGGGCCTTGAGGCTCGCTACAGCACTACGTCGGTGGGCGGCAAGCGTGCCGTGCAGGCCTTGGCGGCGGCCATCGCAGCCCAGGTCGAGCGTGACCAGAGCAAGCCGGTGCCGGTCGTGGTTCTCAAGAAGGAGCATTACCAGCACAAGTCCTATGGCCGCATCTACACGCCGGTCTTTGAGATCGTCGAGTGGGTGTCCATGGAAGGTGAGGGTCCGTCGGCACCGGAGGGCGATGAGCCCCCACCGGCCGCTTCGGCTCGTCGGCGACGCGCTGCGTAAGGGAGCGGGGGTCGGCAACGGCCCCCGATTCTTTGATGGCAATACTCTGGATCGACTTTGAAACCCGTAGCCGGTGCGACCTGCCGTCAGCCGGTGCGTACAACTACGCGCAGGACTTGAGCACCGAGGTGCTTTGCATGTCCTACGCGTTTGATGACGGCGAGGTGGCAACGTGGTTGCCTAAGTACCCGTTCCCTGAGCGCGTGGCCAACTTCAAAGGCCAGATACGCGCGCACAACGCTGCGTTTGAGCGGCTTATCTTTTGGTATGTGTGTCAGATCAACTTCGACCTGACGCAGTTCTACTGCACGGCCGCACAGGCACGGGCCAACTGTCTGCCCGGCAGCCTTGAGGATATTGGCCGTGCGCTTTCCTCTAAGATGAAGAAGGACCATCGCGGCTCGCAGTTGATCCGTCAACTTTCGATCCCTCGCGCGGACGGCACATTCAACAACGACCCTGCGCTAATGGCCGAGATGATCGCCTACTGCGAGCAGGACGTGCGCGCCATGCGCGAGATCAGCAAGGCCATGCGCGACCTATCAGACACTGAGCTTGCCGATTACCACGTCAACGAGCGAATCAACGACGCGGGCGTCAGGGTAGACGTGCCGCTCTGCGAGGCCGCCGTGCGTTACGCCGAGGACGAACTGCAAGAGATCGAAAAGATCGTCGCCGAGGTGACGCACGGCGTCATTACGAGCGTTCGTTCGCCTAAGATGCGCGAGTGGGTGCTGGAGCGCGTCGGCCCCGAGGCCAAGAAGCTGATGACCGTCTACAAGGACGGCGAGAAGAAGTACAGCATCGACAAGACCGTGCGGGCCAACCTGCTCGCCATGGACAACGCCGACGAAGTGCCGCCCGACGTGGCCGATGTCGTGCAGTGCGCGGATGACCTGTGGGCCTCGTCAGTCGCTAAGTTCAACCGCTTGAAGCAACTTGCCGATGTTGAAGACGCTCGCGTGCGCGGTGCGTTTATCTTTGCTGGCGGCAGCGCCACAGGCCGCGCGTCGAGCTACGGCGCGCAGGTCCACAACTTCACCCGCAAGTGCCACAAAGAACCCGAGGCCGTACGCCAGGCGCTTGTGCGCGGACATGCGATCGTTCCGCGATACGGAATCCGCGTCACGGATGTGCTCAAGTCCATGCTACGCCCGGCGCTGATCCCGGCCAAAGGCAACGCGTTCGTCGTCGCCGACTGGGCTGCGATCGAAGCCCGTGCGACCGCGTGGCTCTCAGCCGACCCGCTCGCCGAGCCTGTCCTTGAAATCTTCCGCACCGGCGGTGACATCTACAAGCGTGAAGCCGCCGGCATCTACGGCGTCGGGCCCACCGAGGTCAACGACGAGCAGCGCCAGATCGGCAAGGTCGCCATCCTCTCGCTTGGCTTTGCCGGCGGCGTCGGTGCGTTCAGCGCCATGGGCCGCGCGTATGGCGTCAACATGAGCGAGGCTGAGGCGCAGCGTATTGTTGACCGCTGGCGGCGTGCGAACCCGTGGGCGGTGCGCTACTGGCAAAGATTAGAAGACGCCTACACCCGCGCCATGCGAAATGTCAACACTGAGTTCAAAGCTGGCCGCGTGGCGTACATGTACGACGGTCAGCATTTATGGTACGCCCTGCCCTCGGGCCGCGTGCTATGTTATCCGTTCGCCCGTCTGGAGTCGGACGGCGTGAGTTATCTCAAAGCTGCTTGGAAGCCCGCGCAAGATGCGACCGAATGGCCGCGCGCGCGGCTGTGGAAAGGCTTGGCTTGCGAAAACATCACGCAAGCGACCGCCAATGATTTGCTGCGCGAGAGCTTGCGAGAGCTTGACCGTCAAGGATTACGTACGGTGCTGCACGTCCACGACGAAATCGTTATCGAATGTGTTAACGAGGCCGCCGAGGTCGTTGCAGAACTTTTGAATACGGTAATGTGTACGGCACCTGATTGGGCCGTGGGGTTTCCGCTCAAGGCCGAGGTCAAGGTCATGGAGCGGTATGGTAAGGGCTAAAAAAAGCCCGGCGGGTTAGGCCGGGCTAATAGGGGACTGGAGAAGTCACATGATGAGATTCGCCGATTATCTTAACAGCATTGCCCCAGAAGGGGAAGTTATCCTGTTCGTCCGTCAGAAGCCGCTCATGCGTAACGGCGAGCAGCTTGCACATAACGACGGCACGCTCAAGTACACCTGGCCGCCGGCCTTGTTCGACCGTTACCAGCGCCGCCCGCAAGGCGCGTGGTACGCCAACACCGGCTGCTTCATCGTCGATCGCATGGCCGATGGCCTCTCAGCCTCTGCGGCCAACTGCGAGCGCGTCGCGTTCATGGTGCTCGATGATGTGGGCACCAAGTCCAAAGTGCCGCCGCTGGAGCCGACGTGGAAGATGGAGACGAGCCCCGGCAACTATCAGTGGGGCTACACGTTCGGCCTCGATGACCAGCCGACCAAGGGTGAGTTCAGCGCGGCGATTAAGGCGATCGCCGAGGCCGGCTACACCGACCCCGGCGCGATCAACCCGGTGCGTAACTTCCGCATCGAGGGCAGCATCAACCTAAAGGAAGGGCGCCACAACTTCGCTTCTATCCTGACTGAGTTCCACCCTGAGCGCGAGTACACACTGGCCCATATTTGTCAAGCCTTGGGCGTCACGCCCGGCCCTGTTGATACGGCGTATATACGCGGCGTATACCTTGAGGACGATGGCCTCGACACGGTGCTAGAGTGGGTCCGCGAGCGCGGGTTGCTGCTCGATAAGGCCAACGGCGAGGGCTGGTACGGCGTAGTGTGTCCTAACCATGCGGCGCACACGACGGGCGACCCCGGTGGGCGGTACAATCCCGTATCCCGTAGCTACACCTGCTTCCACGGCCATTGCGGTGACTGGAACAGCGAGAAGTTTTTGCGATGGGTTGAGGCCGAGGGCGGCCCCAAGACGGGCTACGGTCTGCGCGATGACCTGCTCGCAAAGAAGATGGAGGCCGCGTTGAGTAAAATTACGCCCACAACTGAGTTCCCCGACGAAGCCGCCAAGGTGATCGAGGAGGTCGAGCGCCGCGAGCTTGGGCGCGTCGAGCGATCGCAATGGTACGAACGCTTTGCCTACATCCAAGACGATGACAGTTATTTTGACATGATCGACCGGCGTGAGATCAGCCGGCAGACGTTTAACGCGCTGTTCCGTCACATCCCGTGCCGCAGCATCCGCTCGAACCGTAACATCGAAGCCTCCATCTGCTTTGACGAGAACCGTCAGGCGATGGGCGCTCACTCGTTGGTCGGCGTTACGTTCGCCGCTGGCGAGTCGATCCTTGTCTCCCGCAACGGCCTCGTCTACGGCAACCGCTGGCGCGACGCGCGCCCGACCGCCGCTGAGGGCGACGTATCCATCTGGCTACAGCACGCCGAGCGCATGATCCCCGACCCCATCGAGCGCGAGCATGTGCTTAACGTAATGGCCTACAAGCGCCAGCACCCCGAGAAGAAGATCAACCACGCCGTGCTGCACGCCGGTCGCCCTGGCAGTGGCAAGGACACGCTCTGGGCGCCGTTCCTGTGGTCGATCGGTGGCAACACGCACGTCAACGTCGCCATCGTCAAGAACGAGGAACTCAACTCGCAGTGGGGCTACGCGCTGGAGTCTGAAGTTATTGTTATCAACGAGCTCAGACAAGCCGAGGCCAAAGATCGCCGCGCGCTTGAAAATAGTCTAAAGCCCGTGATTGCCGCGCCGCCTGAACTACTGTCGGTCAACCGTAAGGGCATGCACCCCTACGACGCGCTTAATCGTGTGTTCGTACTGTCGTTCTCAAACGAGCGCGCGGCGATCAGCCTACCGCGAGACGATCGCCGTTGGTTCGTCGTGTGGTCTGAGGCCGAGCGCATGGCGCCCGAGGACGCCGAGCGCATTTGGGCCTGGTACAAGTCCGGCGGGTTTGAAGCTGTCACCGCGTGGCTTGATGCCCGTGACGTGTCGGCCTTCAACCCAGGCGCCGCGCCGCCGATGACTGAGGCCAAGATGATTATGATCGAGTCGGCCATGTCCACGGCCGAGTCGTTCTTGGTTGAAATGATCCGCACGCGGCAGGGTGACTTTGCCAAGGGCGTGATCGCCTCGCCGTTCTATGCTATCTGCGACCGGCTGCAAGGCCTCGCGCCCACGGGCGTCAAGGTCGTACCGCCGGCGCTCATGCACGCGCTACGCGAGGCTGAGTGGGTCGATTGTGGCCGCCTGCACTCGCGCGAGTGGCCGACACGTAAGCATGTGTTCTGTCACCCGCAGTTTGCGAGCCTCACGAAGTCAGAACTCCGGCACATGGCCGAGGACAAGTCGCCCGCGCTCTCAGTCGTCAAGTAGCCAGTCAACGAGGATGGCGGCGCCGATGGTCAAGAGTAAGTAGATCACGCTTATTAGCCTTTAGTTGATTGTATCGAGCGGTGGTGGCTTGCAAGGCGGTCGGCGCCTTGTAGCGCCGCCCTTTGCCTTGGCGCACCTCGCGCCGTGCTACGTCGATCCAGCGCCACATGCGCCGAGTCCACCAGTCAGTGAGTGTTGTCCGCGCCACGGTCTACCCGTTGCAGCGCGCGTCTAGCGATCGCATGCGCGTCCTCGCACTGATCGCGGCTCATATTGGCAATCGTGTGTAGCGCCGCCTCGTAGTGCAGCAGCTTGTATACGGCCTCGGTGTAGAGCTTCACCACGCGGCCGTAGTCATCACGCGTTAGGTTGTCGGTCATGGTGCACCCCTCGCACGGATGGCGGCGGCACACATTTCAGGCGTCGGCCAGTCGTGAATTGCCTCATCACCCATATACGCGTTTTCACACGCTTGCGCGCATGCCTCCCGCTCGGCTGCGGCAACGAGGGCGGCAAAGCGTTCAAGTTCTTCCTGTGTAATCGCCCAAAAATCATTTTGGTATGGATCAACCTTGTCTTTGTCGCAAGCCTCTCGCGCCAGTCGAATGATGTCGTCGCGGGTCATGGCTTATCTCTCCATTCCCAACCAAGCAAAACGCGCATCATCGTGCGGTGCAGCCAGTTAGGCTTGACCGGCATGTAAAACCGCACGCTTTGTGCCGAGGTAGAACCTGGGAGAATCCAATACCCGCAGTGACTTGAGGCAAGTTGTTTAAAAGTCATTTCATGTTCCTCCCAATCTCAGCGGCTTTACGTAAATCGTTCATGATTTGCTCCTCTTTGTTGGCTGTTTGTTTTTTCTAAACATCTCTTCAATCATTTCATGCACGCCACCCGTCACTTCCCTAACTGCTGCTTTACTTACAGAACTGTTCGTCCATGAGTCCCAGATATATTTTTTGTCGTTTCTGATGGTTAGATCACCGTCAGCCCTGTGTTTAAGTAGCAAACCTATTTCAACGCAACTTGCAGTGACCTGCTTTGGGTTAGGTTGATCAGGGTAGATGGTAAATGTGTACGGTAACTTAGCCATTAGAACTCTCCTCTCCTCTTGCACGAATAGCGGCGGCGCAATAAATTGGATCAGGGCTGCGCGTCTCAAATGCATACTCTTCTGCAATGCTTTCACACACCTGAGCGCAATTTTCCCGCTCTTTTGCGGCAACGAGGGCGGCGAAGCGTTCAAGATGTGCGGGCATTTCAGACAGGCCAACAGCCCGCTCACTAAAGCCAGCCTCCCGCGCCAGTCGGATGATGTCGTCGCGGGTCATCGCTCCACCTCTCGCACCAGGCGATCAATGAACCAAAGCGCCTTGCGGTACTCCTCAGCGCGTGCGGCGTCGTGGTCGCCGTGCTTATGGCCGACGCGTGAGAGGTACTTGAGCGCCGATAGGCGCAAGTAGCCCTCGAACTCCTCGGGCGTACTCTTGGCGCGCATGTAGTCGATCGTTTCGATCCCTCCGACCTTGTAGTGATCAGGGTTGATCGCGTCGGGCGTACTGTCAGCCTCGGCGTACTGCGGCCTTTTAACGGGCTGGCCGTCAGTGTATGGCCATGCGTTGTATTCAGCTAACACGGCGTCGAACTCCTCTTTAGTTACTCTACAGGCGTACTCTAAAGGCGTCTCAGGCTGTCGGTACATGGTCTCGGGGTCTACGGGCGGCTTACTCTCAAAGGGGTCAGCCGGCCGGCCCATGTCACGTTGGAACGCGTCCCACTCATCGAACGTCATGCGTATGTCCATAGTTATGGTCCTCACCAGTAGTCACCACCCCAACGCCGCCGGCTGCACGCCCAATTGGGCGGCGGCACGCGGCGCCACTCATCGCGCCGCGCGGCGTCGAGCCGGTGCAGCACGCCCCTCAGCCAGTCGAGCCAACGGATCACGCGACGCCCTCGGGTAGCTCGATCGCCTTGCAGCCCAAGGCCAGCGCCACGATCGCGTCAGCTTGACTCTGAGTCATGCGTAGCGCGTCCTCGACACGCTCGACCGGTCGTGACGTGCCCGTGTAGGCGCCCTCAGCGTCACGGTCGAGTGTTAGGTAACGGCCCTCGTACTCGGGGCCGCCGATGGTGTATTGAATGACCCAACGCTTGCCGCTCATCGGAGCACCTCCCACGCGTCGGACTTGCGCTCGGCGAGCTTGAAGTTAGCAATGGGCCAACGGCGCAGCAGCTTAGACGCTGGCCACGCTAGCAGGACGGTACCGGCGTCGTGCCTCCAGCAGCCCTCCTCCGTCGCGCCCGCGTCTGTGTAGTAAAACGCGCGGCGCATGCCGGTGAGGTTGCCGGCTGTGGTGCCTAGCGCCACAGGGTCGAGGGCGAGCGTGCACGCGTCGGTCGTGAGGATCGTCTTGCCTTTGGGCTCACCTTTAACGGCCGCCGTGGCGAACGTGTCCGCATGTGCGGCCGTGGTGAGTGTGGCGGCCAGTACGGCCGTGATGATTGCAGTTTTCATAGCCTATTGTCTCCAGTTGGTTGGTTAGTTGTCTCATCTTCATCGTCAAAAGGATAGGCAGGATCGCGGGGGTCTATCCACCCCCGCCGGCGCTTTGGTTGTTGGCCGATGTCATCCAACGCCGCCTCGATTTCGGCGGCGTGGCGGCGTAGACCTTCATCCATGTAACGCTCGATAGCGTCGCGGTAGCTACTCATGCGGCCGCCCGTTCGCCGTCGATAGATGCCACGGGCTCCCAGGCGCTCGGCACGACCCAATAATAGTCGTGCTCGAATTGGCCGCCGTTATAGATGCCCGTCCAGCCCATGCGCTCCAGCATGAGCCGCGCGGCGGCAGCGTGGTTGCCGTCCAGGTTGAGCGCGTGGTTGTAAGGCATGGTGACTGAGCCGCCGCCACACTTGGCGATGATGCGCGAGCCGCGCGAGTTAGTGGGGCCGTGGTATCGGGTGCGGATTGCTTGCATGTTAGTGGACTCCAGTTTAGTTAAGTGTGGGCGGCCATGGGCGCCGCCCGTGTAGTGTGATGGTTAGGCGGCCTCGGCGGCCACGTCGGCGGCCGTCTCGGCGCTGTAGGCGAGGGCGTCATCATGGGCCATGCGACAGGCCATGCGCGCCACGTCGGCGCCGAGGTCATTACGCATGGGCATAACGAGCGCGAGCACGCCGATCGTATTGTCCGTGATCACGGTCGGGAACTCGCCGCGCATGTGGATACGGATGGCGTGCTCGGCGGCCGCTTTTTTGGACAGGTTGCGCGCGATCGAGAGCGCCTCGCATGCGTCGGCGAGGTACTGAGTGTTGAGCACGGCCGGCACCTGATCGCCCACGTCTTCAGCTTTAGGCACCACGCGGCGCCAGTCGGGAAACTTACCGTCGAGCGCCTTGCCCGTGACTGAGCCCGTGGGCGTGCCGATAGCGATATGGTTGTCGTCGATTGTTACCGTCACGTCTACGGCGCCTAACGACTTGCCGC